GAACTAAACATCTAATCACCCAAAGTTAAGTTGAGCAGCACCTAGCAATATACTGTTATCAGCCTTTACTATATAAGGAACTACATCATAATCATTGTTTGCAGAGGACAATGTAAGACCTGCTGCTTCAGCAGTTTCATAGTCACCATGTAAACTTATTGTTCCTGCACTACTACTACTTGGTTGTATAAATATAATTACACCAGTTTGCCCTACATTTGATGCTTCTGTGCTTGGATTAGCTAACGAATTTGAACCTGATGATAAGGTCAGGATAAAATTTTGGTATGTATCAAAATCTAAAGTCATTCCAGTTCCAGTATATACTGCTGGAACACTTGCTTTTCCTATAACTACTCTACCAGTTCCATTTGGTGTTAAGGTAATATCGCCATTAGCACCATCAGTAATAGTTATATTACCAGAGTTTGTACCTTTGTTAGTGTCTAAAATTAAATCATAAGTACCACTTGTTGTTAAAGTTGCACTAGCACCACCAGAGCCAATAATAGTTTCCCCAGAACCTTTAGGTTTTAAATGTAAATCAACATTTGTTTCGCCACTTGCTCCTAAAATCGGTGGGTTGCCAGTTGCACCATTTGTAATTTCTAATTCATTTACTGCTGAAGCAGTTGTTTGAAATATAATTTGTTCATTATTGTTTTCGTCTGAAATAAAGTGAGCATCGTCAATTATTATATTATGAGAATTAGTGTCTAAATTCCCACCTAATTGTGGACTTGTATCGTTAACTATATCAAATGTTACTGACGAATCTGTAAAATCCACTGTATTTGCAGAAGTATTTACTGTGGCAAAAGTAATGTCATCAGAGCCATCATAAAATTTTATTGTTAAAGAATTACTTCCAGAATTAGTAGTATCTAACCATAATGTTCCAGTTGTCGCACCACTTGGTCTTGAAGTGCCAGAGTGCATTGTATTTATGGCAGTTAAAGCATTGTTTAAATCAGTCCTAAAAGCTGGAAATGATTGGTTTGCTATATTCATATCATGTTGTGTCATAATTATTTATACTCCTTTTAATAACCTTTTGCAATATAATCAAAAGTTTTCGAAACCCCTGAATTTGAACTATTAAAAAATGCAACATCAAATCCAGTTGTCGCTTTATTGCTAACTGTAAAATAATCTCCAGTAGCCATTCCTTGTGCAGTTACCCCTACTGCATAACTAGCAGTTTTAAATGGTTTTGTAAATGTAATTGACTTTGTGCTTGTTCCTGAAACGACATCATTATCGCTAAATATTCTGTCTTGCATATCTATGGTAACTGTTACTGCCGAAACTACTGGGGTACTTGCATTATCTCTTGAAATTAAAACAACTCTAAATTTAAAGTATCTTGCTTCATATTCGCCAATCACAAAAGTTCTAAAATCTGTATATGTGCTATTATCATCACTAGTTGCTATTTCTAAATGTGCATTACAATTAGCTGGGGTATCTCCATCAAAATTAGAACTTGCATCATCAAAATCCCCACTTCTATTGTCAAACAAATCATCAGGGTTATCTGCTGATTGTGTTAATGATGCAGTAATTCTTGCAGTATGTTTTGCTCCTATATCAATTACATTAGCAAACTCATAATTGCCAGAAGATTGAAAATCTGCATTTGCTACCCCACTATCAAAAAATCTAGTTGTTTCAGAATCAAAATTTCCACTTGCACTATCAAATAATTCTGATGAATCTAATTCTATTGCACTATCTGTTAAAACAGTATTTGTAAAAGTACCCCCAAATGTTGGGTGTTCTGCTTGTGTTGTTATTGCATTGAAATTTAAAGGACTTGTAACATTAGATATTATAGCAGTTGCATTTGAACTAAAGTTTCCTAATTTATCAACTGCCTTTACAAGATAAGTTCCTTTTCTTGCTGGTACTGATATTGATGTTGCTGGTCTTGATATTTTTTCCACTAAAGCAACTGAATTAAGCCAATCTGCTGAACCATCAGTTTCTTCTGAATATCTTAAATTATAATAAGCTAAATCTAAATCTGTTACTGCTTCCCATGATAAATGGGCTTCTTGACCACTGACATTAGCTGAAAAGTCTGTTACATCTGATGGTGGAGCAATAGCACCTACTATTTTTCTTTGAGCCGATACATAACTTGAAGAAACCCCTACTGTATTTACTGCTTTTACTCTTACATCATAAGTAGATTGGTCAATCACATTTAAAACTCTGTGATTTAACCCTGAACCTTGAGCATAAATTATAAAATCGGAATCCGTGCTTAATTTATACTCTACTTGGTAATAATCTATAAATTTATCGGTACTTGCACCAATAACAACATCTAAAGCCACAATAACTGTTCCGTCATTATATTCTATTAATTGGTCTGATAATGTAACACTGGCTGGTGGCTGAACCACAAAAGGGTTTGGCAAAGTAGTTGATGGTATAGCTGGAACTGCTACTTGAGTTCCAAATGTATAAAAACTATCCTGATGTTCTGAACATTGTAAAGCTACTGTATGGTCTGCATTTATTGTCATTCCTTGAACACGAAATGCCTTTGCTGAAAAACTTGGTGTTGCATGAGTTATATTAACAATATCCCCAATAGCTAAATCAAGCCCAGTTGCATCACACAGAAGCGAAATGTCTAAACTAGACCTAGACCTCCTTAAAATGATTTCAGCCATCTCTTGGGCTTGATATGGGCTAGTAAACATGGAAAAATCAAATCTTCCCTCTAATAGCAATCCACCATCAGCAGTTTTCATGGTTGAATGTTGGTCTGCACTAGCTAAACCAGTTTCATCTACTGGTGGAAATTGTGCAGTATCAGATTGGTAATTTTTATTAGGGTTTGTGAAATTTACTATTACCCTATTATATCGTGAGTTTTTATTTTTACTTTGAACTGAAATACCACCAATAATATTGTCCTCTGTAAGAGTAATTGAAGCCGAACCAGTGCTTTCAACCAAAATATTATATTTTCCCCCAGTGAAATTTAAATATGCTCTACAACCCCTTACAAAGTCCTTTACATTGTCTATTGCTTTTTTAGATGTATCTACAACTGTATGACTATCCATTAAATCAATGGCACTTGCTCCACTATAAGGGGTTATATCAGCATCGCAAACATCAGATGCAGTTTGCCAATCTGCAAAATTGCTATCAAAATAACTATTAGCTATTCCCATTCCAAATCTTTCATTTCTTAAATAATCTAATAATTGCAAAACTGGATTATCTGAATATTCCCATGTGGAACTTGTATCTGCTCTATGGCTACCACTCCCACCAGTTACAGTTCCATCTAAATTTGGATTATAAACTTTTTTTCCTTGCACTATTGCATTTACACTTGGCAAAGAGCCAAATTTATCCTGATTCCATTCAAACTTTAAAGCTAAATATGCTAAACCTCTTAATCTATGGTTTGATGTCCACGAACTTAATGTTGATAATAATGTTGATGCACTTTGACTATCACTTCCAAAATGTGGCTCACAAGTTATTAAACTTGCACCATCATAAAAGTTAGCATCTCCACTTCCAACTGTTATTGAAGTATTATCGGCTATATCTCCAGACCATGTAACTTGATTATCATTTATAAATATTGCTGATATATCATTTATTTCGCCCTCACTTAAAACTATTGCCATATAAAGATATTGATTATCAGTTCCAGATGTTTCTAAAAAAACAACATTTCCACCCACTTTTCTTGTGCCATAAACTATTGGAATATGTGCATTAGCATTGAATTTATTGACTAAAACCCCTCTGGCATTTTGGTCAGCTATATTTTGTGAAAAATCTGGTATATCTGGCATTGGAACAAGCCAGCCAATAACATCTTCTACAACATCAACAACTACATCAATTACATCTTCAAAAATATTACTTATAAATTTTCCTATAGATTTAAACACTTACAATCTACCCCATTTTATGTCTTTTACTGTTAATGCTGAAAATTCCATTCCTTTGTCCCCACTAAAAAATCTTTGCTGGGAATTATCTGTCGTAGTTCGCCCACTTGTTTTGCTAAAATTTCCCCAGTGTGAAGTAATAGTTAAAATAAGACTAGCAGTAGTTGTATTATCGCTTATTTTATATTCATCAATAGTGCCATAAAACAACAAAAATGGGTCTGCAATTAATGCTAAATTTTCATCTAAAAACCCCCTATAAATATAAACATTATCATTTATAATATTTTCTGCTAAAGCTACCGAAATATAAGTTTGGTCAACTCCTGATAAACTTATTGCTAAAGAGTTTTTTGTTGGTGTGTTTGTTTCATTTATATTGGTAACTGATTTTAAATGTCCATTTGCAAGGTATGTTCTGGAACTCCCTGAAACACTTGAAGTTATATCAAAACTTGCATTAGTTAAATATATAGGAGTAGCAAATCCAAATTCTATTAATAAAACTGGCTCTATTGTTCCAGTAGCTAGTTCTGTTTTTACTGCACTTGTTAAACCTCTAGCCATTTACAAACTTTCTATTACATCAAACTCATAAGAAAACAGTAAATTTCCGTCTTTGTCATTTTGATTTGCTTGAAACTCTTGAATATCGCTGGTTAATTGCACTGTAAAAGGAATTGAGTCATATGTAACCGAACTATTATTTGTAAGAGCAGTTCTTAATGGTGGTTCTATTGTTACAGTTGAAGCATTACTTGACGAAGTTGCATCTGCAACAACCATATAAACTTTACTATGTGCAAACTTTATAAAATCCCCAGCTTTTAACCTACCAGCACCATCTCCAGCAAATCCATCAATGGCTATCGTGGCATCTGCTACTGAATGAGCACCATTAACAAGTAAAGTGCCAGTTTCGTTTCCTTGTGCATTTAAATAACTTGGCATTGTTATTGTAAAATCTTCTTTTCTTGACCTTTGTTTCATTATAAATGCCATTATTGGTGCAAATTCTGCTCTAGTCATAGGTGGATATTGAACTGTAAAACTAAATCTTTGTCCCTGAACTTGTCTGCGAAATGTTTTCCCACTATCTGTTTCAGAAAATAAAGTTTTTTGATTATTTTTAATATTAATCGCAGTAAATCTAACATTTGGTAATGCACCACTCATACTATCGCCATTCTACCCTTTTCATTTACTGCTTGATTTATCATGTTAATAATTAACCCCCTACTATTCACCAACAACTCATTAAATCCTCTTGCATCAACAGTATTAATATTAAAGTTTACTGTTACTGGTTTCCCCATTCCTAATTTATCGTTTGGCACTATTGTTCCAGATTGGTCAGGAACAAATAACTCTGCACCTTTTTCTCCAACAATACTTGGTTGTCCTACTGGTGGTCTTCCACCTTTCTCAAAACCTTTTATTTTATTTATTAGACCAGCACCAAAAGCTAAAGCACCACCCACTGCCACAATATTAAATGGGAATGGTATAACTGCAAAAGTTTTCATAGCACCCTCATATAGACTTATAAATGCTTTCTTTAAGGCATCTGCTTTAAATAATGCCATTGATTTTTTAAAAGCCATTTTAACTGCTTCCCCTATAAGCATTTCTAATAATGCCCTTACGACAAATCTGCCTAAATCTGCAAAATTCATTTTCCCAGTCATAACAAAATCTGCTAAAGTTGACTTTAATTTTCCAAAAGATTTTTCGCCTATTGCTTGAATTTGCTGAAATCCAGTTTTTCCTTCTTCCATAGCTTTTTGAAATCCAAAACTAAATGCTTCAAAAGATTTAGTAAGCATATTTGTATCTCTTTCTAAAGCATTTATTGTTATTCTAGTTTCTTCTAATGGCACTGCTATTAAAGCATTAGATAATCTCTGAATCATATTTTCAAGTGCTGAAAATTCTTCTGTTCCTAATTTAAAAGCTTTTTGAACTTCTATCATTTCATCAACTAGCTTAACAACACTTCTTCCTACTGCTTGAAACCCTTTGTCGCTTTTTGATTCAAATAATTCAATTTGGTCTAATAAAATATTAAATTCTTCTTTAAAATCTTCTATTGATTTTGGTTTTTCAAACATCTTAAATAAATCGTCTAGCTTGCCAGTAACTTGTGCAATTCCTATTCCCATAGCCACTAAAATTCCTATTAATGTGCTTTTAGAAAATCTTGACATGGCAACCATAGCTAATCTTACTCTTCCTAGAGCAAGTGCCATTCCTATAAAAGATTGTGTTATCTTAAAAACAACTAAAGCCATTCCTAAAGCTTTTATTGCTTCAAAATTATCATGCAAAAATCTTACACCTTTTCCAGCCAGTATAACTGCATTAGATAAACCCTCGCCAACTGCTTTTGCTACTTTTTGTATTACATCTGCATTATCTTCCAATGCCTTATCTAAAGCACCAAATTCCGACTTTAATCCAACAAAAAAAGCTTCTGCTACTGTTTTCTGAAATGAAAAAAATTTATCCCCAATCATTGACAAAGTGCCTTGCAAAGTTCCAGCTAAATCTTTTGTTGCACCAGCAAATCTTCCGTCTTTCCCAAATACTCTTTCAAAAGCTTCTGCAGTTTCTTTGGCAGTTACAGTAGCACCAGCTTTAAAACCTAATAAATCTCTAACTCCTCTTTCCCTGAAAATATCTGCACTAGCAATACCAGCAGAAAACGACCTTTGTATTTGTTCAGCAGTTGTTCTAAAATCCAAACCAGTAACACTCGCAACTCTACCAGTTATTTCTAACATTTTACTTAATTCTTTGGCATCTTTTGAAACTACTGCAAGATTTCCAGCACCTTGCTGAATTTGCTCTAAACTAAAGGGAACTTTAGAAGCAAAACTAGCCATTTCATCAAAAGCTTTTGAACCCTCTTCAACACTTCCAAATAAAAATTTTAATCTTAATTGTAATGTTTCAACTTGATTACCAACATCTACAAATGATTTAATTGCTAAACCAGCACCTAATCCAATAAGAGCATTTTTTAAATTGAAAACTGAACTTTTTAATTTGTCTACCCCTTGTGTGGCAGAGTTCATAGCTTGGCGAGTCTTATCTTTCGCAATAATGTCAATATTTACTTGTTTTGTTGCCACTTATCTTGCCCTTGCTAGTCTTTGTTGTCTTTCTTGTTCATCAGTTTGTAAACTGTAATATGCTAACCACATATTAAACTCTTCAACTGACATCAACATGATTTCGGCAACTGTTTTATGAAGCTTTTCTGCTAAACCAAATATATTATGTAATTCAACATCATTTTTTAGTTTTTTTTATTATCTTCAAGATTTTCGGTATCAGTTCCCATTATTTTGGTGGCAACATCAGCAATAACATTTGTATCTGCTTTAGTTTTAAAAGCTATAATGTGAGTGCCATTAAACATTTTGTCCCCATCTTTAGTTAATGATTTTTCTATTATTACATCAATTAAGACAGTTAAATCTGTACTATTAGCACCCTTAAAAATCTTTTGCTTTTCCATCATATTAAATGGTTTACAATAAATAGCTTTATCGCCAACTAAATCCCATTCTGGCACTTCAATTATTTGTGTTTCTAAAGTTCCAAAATGGTCACGAACA